CGCGGCTTTCCGTGCTCCGCACAGCTTGAAAACTGTTTTTTCTCCCATCCGTTCAGATAGTCGTTATACATTTCTGATTCATAGCCAGACAGCATAATCTTGGCTTTACTTTGCAACAAAAGTTTTAACAGTTCTTCGTGGTCAGAATCTGACATCTCATGTTTATACTGTTTCCCGGTTCTGGTACCCAAAACATACGGAGGATCAATGTACATAAAAACATTGCTGTAATTAAATCTCTCGATTACTTCTAATGCAGGTCGATTCTCAATCTGTACCATTCGCAGACGTTCCGCTATGTCAATGATCCATTCCGGCAGACGGTACCAGTTCCATAATGCATAAGCTCTTTCTCTGCCCTGTACATCATTTTTCCATCCTACCTTGCTGCCATTGGTACGGAACCCGTGCCCCTGCCAACACTGGATTAAAAATCGTAATGCTTTATGATACGGTTCATCCGGCATCATCAACTCCCATGCATCCAGCTTATATGTATCCTCATATTTTTCACGACTGAACGGTGTAGTCATTACCATTCTGGCCAGACGATCCGAATCCTCCTGTATACACCGGAAGATATTCACAACGTCATGATCCAGATCATTAATCGTTTCGATATCAGATACCGGCTTATTAAATAACACGGCCCCGCTGCCGAAGAACGGCTCTACATAGCTGTGATGTTCCGGTATCAGTTCCACCAATCGGGGAGCAATATTCCACTTACTTCCCGGATATTTCAATACTGTTCTCATTTTCTTCAAAAGGAACCCGGCGCGCCTTTTATCCGGATAGGTTCCGGCTCCTTTCTTTGTTTTACTTTATTTTTCTGTTACTCCGTATTTTATCCGTCTTCGCTCATTCATGTTATCAAGTACGTGTCCTGTTTTATCAAGCCACTCCTGCCTTTGACGCTCTTTTTCAGATTCATACCGTCTTTTTTCTTCCTCTTTAGGCTTCGACCAATCAATCTTTTGACCACACCTTGAGCAGAAAGATAATTCGTCCTGAATATGCCATTTGCCAAACCCACTGTATAATTCACCCACGAACCAACCGCAATTAGGACACATCCAATCAGTATAAGTGGATTGCACAAATTCTCCATGACCGTCTGAATGCAACTCGTGATGCAAACCTGTTTTTGTCTCAAGAATCGGCTCTGCTCCGTCATCTCTGTCAAACACCTTGATTTCTTTTTCCTCATCAATGACGGCATAAATCTCTTTGCATTCCTTAAGCCCAATTTTTGATTCACTGTTCAATCTCATAAATCTATGACAAATATGCTTTTTTAAAACATCAGAATCAATATATCTTGCCATGTCATTACTCCTTTCTCATCCCATCTGTTTTTAAAATCTCATCCAAGCAAACGTTCCAACCAGATGTAAACGCTTTTCCCAGTCCACCAAACTCGTATTTTTCAACCGGAAGTTCCTCTTTTCTCTCCGGCAACTCTCGTAGGGGACAAAATTCGGGTCTACATGCTATATAATCTGTTACGTCCTCGCCCATTCCCGGTATTCCACAATACAATGTTTTTTCTCCGTATCTTGGCGGTTGCTAATCATCTACGAAATCGCACATATCACATGATTCCGGCATATCCATAATCAATACTGCTTTAGCCATACCTCACACTCCTTACCATCCAAATATCACATATCCTGGCATTAAGCCGTACTCCGGCACATCACGCAAAATATACACAATGTTCCTGCCGACCTCGCGTCCGGTATACTTTTCGCCATCCCACTCTTTTAGAATAACTGCATCGCCTATCTGCAAATCATCCTCGTCCTTGCGGATTTCAAACTTCTTTTTGTCGCGGATAACCGCATCAAAATACTTCGGCAATATCTTCTTCTCTATGATTTTACGCATCATTCACACTCCTTCCGGTTTCTCACACCGCTCAAATTCGATAACCCATACATAAGAATTAGCATCCCAGCCGTAGCGGTCAATGTCGGATTTCTTGACGGTGGAGTTCCACAAGTCTTCAAATTGTCCTCTTGCGGTACACGCCCCGGTAAGCAATCCGCTATTGCATCCTTCAGCTTGTGCTTGCACTTCCGTGATCTCTTGCAACCGCTCCACCCTCACATTCGTAACCTTAAGCCAGATACGTGCGGCTTCTTTCGGCATGTGGATGGATGGTTTCCACTTTGTAACATCGGCAATATCATCTTTCTGCCAATCTTCGTAGTAATAGTATCCTTTCGGTGCCTCTTTCCATGTTTCACGAACATACAGGATATCGCCCGTACAGATAGGACAGGTTCTCTCCGCCGTACTTAACTGTTCCATCTGCTCCTTATCAGCAAAGTTATGTACTGCATAAGTTCTCTTGTCGGCATTGTAAAATTCCATATCCGGCACAGTACACTCATTGGCATCTTTGCAAATTCGCCTTGTGCAGGTCTTCCGTCCGTCCAGAATTGCCCGAACCATTTCTGTATTAAATAAAATCGGTTTAATTGCCATCTACTCCACCTCATCTTCCCATCATGTCAGGGGATTTCTCCCATGAATTTCTAAACGCTTTTGTTCGAAGTTCTTTATTTTCTGCCCTTAACGCTTTATTTTCTGTCAAAATCTTCTGCAATTTGCAATCCTTTTTATGCTCACATCTTGTGTCCGCAGAATACTCGGTACACATTCTACATAATTCTATGCTTGTCACTCTACACCGCCACCTTTCACAATCTCGATTGCCTTATCGATAAAATAATTTGGATCATACTCCTGCAATGGGTCTTCACATTCTTTTCTAAGTTCTTCCAACTGCTCCACAACCTTGTCTACATCATAAGACGTCGGATATTCTTCTAGTAAATACAATACTGCATTTGTATTTACTAAAGTTCCATTGCTTAAAGTAACCGATTTTAAATCTTTCTTCAGCGCATCCGCATCAATCAGTCTCATCGTTCGCCCTCCTGTTCCAATCTGTAGTTGCTTTCGTTCGCTCGTCTTTCCCTGTTCTGATGCCTCCGTCCTGATCCATGTACATCTCACATTCATAGCTTTTTGGAAATTCTATTCTGCATTTCATACATTTGATTTTGAACATTACCCCAACAGATGATTGTGATGACTTATTTGTAATGGTTAAGAACATTGCGTTTCCACCGCAGAACGGACATGGCTTCAATTTTTCGTTCATTCTTCATCCCCCCAATCTAATTTCTGACCACAGCCACTGCAATATAACCCAACATTATACTTGTTTCTTAAATCTCCCTTCTCGTAACAAACAGGACAATAATAGTGATGCATTCCTCTATTGTATCCTTTCTTTATCTTTTCTCTTATTCCTTTCCTTGCTGTCTGCTTCTCCACCGCCGTCCGGCATTCTTCCGGTGTGCCGATCGCCTTATATTCTTCCCACACCTTAGCATCCTCGTTTGTTAAAAGGCAAAATCCCTCATGCTTCTCCCCTTCAAACACCGTTTCGATAAAGTGGTGCATCAAAAGCGGAATATCTACGTTGGCATGATAACGTTCTTTTAAGTCTTTTTCGATTTTCCGGTATTTCTGTACCTCTTCCAGTGCGTTTATTGCCATTGCATAAGCATTTTCAAAAGATTTCCCCCATGATGTATCACACGGAATCGCTTTTCCAAGTTCGTTACAATCATATTTTAATTCTTCAATTGCTTCATTCTCCGTCATGTTTACACCTCCAACAGTTCCGGATTATCAATCATGTTGCCGATCACTTCAAAATTCTCTGAATCAAAATCATCCAGTTCCTCGTAGTCATCACAGCCCGGCTCATTCGTACACCATCCGTTTTCATGCCACACGACACGCTTTCTCGTCTCATCTTCTGGAAACTCAACGTCGATATGCCCTGAAAGAATATCATTCTCAAAAATCAGCTTTCCGTTCTTATCCTTAAATCCGGTGCACCAACAAATTGTGGATGGATCAATTTTCAGAGCATATAAATCTGATGCGTAACTAGGGACGATATAGTATTTTTCTCTTCCGGTAAATCCATATCGTACCAAACCGCCAATAACCCATTCGTCGTTATCAGTTCGTTTTGCTTTGCATAAATATCTATCTTCCATCCTTTTCCTCCATTTCTTTCAACTTGGCTTCTGCTTCCTCTTGTGATAAAAACCAGGTTTCCTTGTACATTTTTTCTGACAGGATTCGGTCTGTACCATATTCCCGATCTTTGTCACACTCCATGTACCATCCTTTTTCTGTAAAAGTAATAAAGGCTACTTTCTGATGATAAATTTTATTGTTCTCCGGGTGCAGACTTAAAATATTTAATTCATAATTGACTTTGCTAGGAATTAAATATACATCTGAGCCAATTCCACACGGCAACCGCAGAAGTAATCCCAGCTCTTCGGCTTGCTCTCTATTTGCAAGTCTTTCCGCAATCTCTTCCAGGGCTTTGTATCTTCCATCTTTCGCAAGCTGGGTAATGGTAATTCCCTCATCATCCGGTAAATCTGCTGGATGAAATAAAACTTCTCCATTCTCTGCCACATATGTTAATTTCTCCATGCTATCCCTCACTTTCTGCCTTAATGCACTGTTTCATGTCTCCAAAATATCCGATTGTTCGAACGCTTTCTTTTTCATTGCCGTCCTTATCCTGTCCGGCATATCTCTGTCTCAGGGTGTGATTCAGAGAATCAATC